CTCGAGCGCCTGGGCGAGACGTGGTTCGACTGCGCGCTGCTGACCGGCGCCCTGCGCTTCGCACCTGGTGCGATCGAGCGCAGCACCGAGCACTGGTGGCAACCGCGTGGCTGGGATTGGGTGGATCCGCTCAAGGATTCCAAGGCGGCCAGCGAGAGCATCGGCAACCGCACCAAGTCCCGCGCCCATTACATCCGCTTGAACGGCGATGACCCTGACGAAGTGTTCGACGAGATCGCGGAGGAGGAGGCCCTACTCCGCGAAAAGGGGCTGCTGCCTGACCCGAAACCCACAACCGAGGAGCGGCCAGACGATGCCGAAACCGACGACAACGCCGACTGACCAGCCGCTGCCCGTCCTGCGCGAGATTGAAGGCAAGCAGCTTGCACGCGCGCTGGCCTTCGACCTGGAAACGCTGGACAAGGAAAGCCGCACCGTCGAGGTCGCGGTGTCCAGCGAGTACCCCGTCCGGCGCTGGTTTGGCATGGAAGTGCTGGACCATTCCGACAGCGCCATCGATCTGACCCGGCTGCGCAACGGCGCGCCGTTCCTGCTGCAACACAACAGCTGGAGCGGGCAGATCGGCGTGGTCGATGACGCCTGGCTCGATACCGATCGCCGCCTCCGTGCGCGGATCCGCTTCTCGCGCAGCGAACGCGCCGAGGAAATCTGGCAGGACGTGATCGACGGCATTCGCCAAAACATATCGGTCGGGTACATCCCGCTCGAAATGGTGCTCGAGCGCAGCGACGAAAACCTCGATCACTACCGCGTTACGCGCTGGGAGCCCTACGAGGTTTCCAGCGTTTCCGTGCCCGCTGACCCGACCGTCGGGGTAGGGCGTTCCAACGAAGCAACAAACCTGAAAATCACCATCCGAGGTATCGAAATGCCGCAACCGAACGAAAACCCCGCAGACGGTCAACGCCAGAACCCGGCCCCGACTGCAACCCCGAGCCCTGTCGTCACTGGCGGCGCGGATCCGATCACTGCCGAGCGCACCCGCGTCGCTGACCTGATCGCCCTGGGCGATCGCTTCAACCAGCGCGATCTAGCCACTCAGGCCATCAGCCAGGGCCAGAGCCTCGATCAGTTCCGCGCGCTGCTGCTCGAGCGCCAGGCGCCGGCCGCACCGCTCGCCGCTGCTGCCCCGAAGGCGACCGACCTGCCGGGCTTCACCCAGCCGGCCTCGGCCCGCTCCATTGGCATGACTGACGAGGAAATCGGCAAGTATTCGCTGATTCGCGCCATGAACGCCTTTGCCGATGGCGACTGGTCGAAAGCCGGCCTCGAGCGCGAGGTCAATATCGCCCTGGCCGACAGCCTGAAAAAGGAAGCCCGCGGCTTTTTCGTGCCGCACGACATTCTGCTGAGCGGCCTGCAGCGCGGCATGAGCAAGGGCGTCGCTGGCAAGGGTGGCGAGCTGGTCGAAACCGAGCTGCGTCTGGATCAGTTCGTCGACATTCTGCGCAACAAGACAGTGATCGCGCGCCTCGGCGCTCGCATGTTGGGCGGCCTGGTCGGTGATCTGGATCTGCCGAAGAAGGTCAACGGCTCCAACTTCTACTGGTTGGGCGAAGGTGAGAACGTCACTCCGAGTGACTTCGACCTGACCACCATCCCGATGACGCCTAAGACCATTGCCGGCGCCATTCCGGTCACCCGCAAGCTGCGCAAGCAGGCGGCCAAGTCGGTCGAGGCGATGATCATCAGCGATCTGATCGACGGCATCGCCGTGGCGATCGATCTGGCGATCCTGTCGGGCAGCGGTACCGGTGCCGAGCCGCTCGGTCTGCTCAACCAGACTGGCGTGCCGGCCATCACCTATCCGGCCACCGGCATGGACTTCATCAACGCGGTGCTGATGGAAACCACCGCTGCCGGCTACAACGTCGACGAGGGCGCGCTGGCCTACCTGACCAGCATCGCACAGCGCGGCGCTGCGAAAACCAAGCAGGTTTTCGATGGCACCGGCGAGCGCGTCTGGAACAGCGCGAACGAGGTCAACGGCCATAAGGCGCTGGCCACCAATCAGATGCCCGCTGACAAGTGGGTGTATGGCGACTTCTCGCAGATCGTCGTCGGCATGTGGGGCGTGCTGGATCTCAAGCCAGACCCCTACGCACTGGCTGGCAGCGACGGCCTGATGCTGCGCGTGTTCCAGGACGTGGACACCGCGATTCGCCGCAAAGAAGCCTTTTGTATCGGCAACAAGGGCGTTTAACCGAACCTGATGGCGGGCAGGTAGGGGGGCTTCGGCCCTCCGTTTTGCCTTCATCACAGCAACAGGAAAGGGAACATGAGCAAGCAAAAGCAAACCACGTTTCTGGTGGTGACCCTGATCTGTCTGAGCATTTCAGGCGAAATGGTCGCTGCCGGCACCTCGATCGAGGTCGATCGCGGCACCCGCGCCGACTGGCTCGGCTCGAAACTCGCCCGCGACGCCACCGAGGACGAGATTGCCGAGTATTACGGCGAGCAGGACGGCGACGAGGAAACCGAGCGACTGGCGGCCGAGGTCAAGGCGCTGGAAGCGGCCCGCGACTCGCTGCGCACTGAAATCGAGCAGCTGGGTCAGGACTTCGACGCCAAGTCTGCCGAGGTCAAGCAGCTGACTGCTGACCGCGACGCGCTGCAGGCTGAACTGGCCAAGGCTTCCGAGCCCAAGGCCAAGGCCGCGAAGTGATCGGCGCCGATGACCTGGCCGACCTGTACGACCCCGACGAGTTCGGCTGCGAGCTGCAGCTGGTCGAGCAGGGGCAGCAGGCGCGGCCGTGTCGTGGCATGTGGTCGCAGCCGGCCAAGGGTGGCCGACTGTACCGCACCGGCATCGACCCCAACGGCGCCAACCTGCGCACCCGCGCAGACCAGCGTCACCTGCAGATAGCGAACGCCGATATGCCGGCCAGCTGGAAGCCTCCGACGAAAGTCGTGGCCGACGGTGCCGAGTGGTCGATCACTGCTGCCGAGCCGCTTGGCCGGCTGCGCACGCTGCTGACGCTGGTGCCCTGGGGTGATCGGGACGCACCGGCCGGAGACCGGTCATGGCAGGTTTCGAGCTGAAATTCGACGTGGACGGCTGGGGTGACGTTGAACGCACCCTGGCCGATCTGCCCCGGCGGCTGGATATGGCCGCTGCCCGAGCGCTGCGCAAAACCGCGCAGTGGCTACGCACACACAGCTCGCGGGAAATCGCCCGGGAGCTACGCATTACCCAAAGCCCGCTGCGGCATCGCTACCAAGTACACAGCCAGGCGCAGGCGCGCGAGGTCAAGCTGTGGGTGGGCCTGCAGCCGATCGCCGTGCATTACCTGGGCACGCCCAAGCAGACGCCGACCGGCGTCGCGGTGGGGCACCGCCAGTACGACGACGCATTCATTTCACCGATGCGCTCGAGCGATCGCCTCGTGTTCCGGCGCAAGGGCCGCGAACGGCTACCGATCGAGAAGGTGACCGAGGATTGGGAAGGTCCGGCGCTAAGCGTGCTCGAGCGCTGGGAGCGCCGCGCTCAAGTCCGTTTTTTCGAGCTATTCGAGCAGGAGGCACGGCATGCCATCGAGAGCGCTTAACCAGCTTTCCGATCTGTTTTTCGCCATTGCCGAGGCCATTCAAGCCGCCGGCCTGGGCGTTGTGGTGGGCAATTACGACGAGTTCGACGGCAAGGTGCGCGACGCCACGGTGCTGATCGAGATCGAGCGCACCAGCCCCGGCGTCAAGCAGAACGATGGCCGCTACGCGCACCAGGTGACGGTGACCCTGCATGCGGTGATCGCCCGCTGGCGTAAGCATTCGGTGCTCGAGGCGGCGAACCTGGCGACCGCGATCGAGCGCCTGGCCGACAGCAACCGCTGGGGTTTACCCGGCAACCAGTGCGACCTGCCGGTCGACCTGCACAGCGCGCCGAGCATGTTCCAGCGCGGCGACGACGGTTACGAGGCATGGGCCTGCAGCTTTCGCCAGGGCATCAGCCTCGGCCCGCCGCGCACCATGCCCGAAACATTCTGGCCGCAGCCGTCCGAGACGGCCGAGACCTGGCAGATAGAGACCCCAACCGATGCTTGACGCAATGCTGAGACAACAGATGGCGCCGCTGATCGAGCGCCTGGCCGAGCGCGAGGCCGAGGTCGAGGATCTGCGCCGGCGCGGCGAGAACCAGGCGCGTATTGGCACCGTATACGGCGTCGACTACGGCGCCCGCCGTTGCCGCGTCGCCCATGGCGAGCTGCGCACGCCGTGGATCAAGTATTTCAACCCGGCCGCTGGTGATATCAGCGAGACCCGCCACCCGTCCATGGGCGAGCAGTGCCTGCTGCTCAACTACGCCGGCGGCGACGGCAGCGCGCAGACCGTCGCGCTGCTGGGTATCGAGAGCGAGCAGTACCCGGGCACCTCCGACAGCGCCGAGCTGAACCGCCGGATCTATCCGGACGGTACCGCGATCAGCTACGACCACGCCGCGCACGAGCTGGCGATCAGTATTGGGCCGACCAGCATTACCGGCAACCACCAGCAGCTCGAGCTAAAGAGCAACGGCTCCGGCCTGCTGATCAACGCTGCCGGCGTAACCATGATTGGCCCGCGCCTGAACCTGCAGAGCGACGGCTCCGGCCTCGTTGCTGACGGCTCCGGCCTGGCTCTGGCCGGCTCGTCGGTCACTCACGATGGCAAGAATATTGGCGCCACGCACAAGCACCCGGGCGACAGCGGGGGCACGACGGGAACACCGCAATGATCGGCATCGACCGCGACACCGGCGCCACCGTGGACGACTGGCCGCAGTTCGTGCAGCGCGCCACGCGCGCGCTGACCACGCCGCTCGGCACCCGGCAGAAGCGCCCCGACTACGGCAGCCGTTTGCCGACGCGCCTGGCTCGTAACACCGGCGACGATCTGCTGTTGCTCGCCCAAGGCGACACCGCTGCCGCGTTCTACAACCCAGCCAACGGCATCAGCGATTTTGAGCCCGAGGCGATCGTGGCCACGCGCACCGACGCGGGCCTGCGCCTGCGCATGGCCGGCACCTGGCGCAACCGCAAGATGACATTCGAGGTGGTGACGTGAGCACAAGCGCGATGCTGATTCCGGGGCTCAACCAGCTGGCCGAGCCCGAGATCGTCAAGGTTTCCCCATTCGAGGAGCTGCTGGCCGAGTTCAAGGCCGAGGTGCTCGATTACGTCGGCACACGTAACCCGCAAATGGCGGCGCGCCTGGCCGAGTCACTGAACAACGAATCCGAGCTGATTGTGCTGATTCTGCAGGCGATGACCCTGCGGCTGCAGACGCACCAGCGGCAGTACAACGAGCGGATCAAGCAAATGCTCGCCTGGTGGGCCGAGGGCTCGAACCTCGACGCGCGCCTGGCTGACCTGGGCATCGCCCGTCGGGTGATCGACGAGGGCGACCCGAACGCCTTTCCACCGGTACCGCCGGTCATGGAGTCGGACCCTGACGCGCGGATCCGCTACTACCTCGCGCCGCACGCGCCGGCCGCCGGCTCCCGCCTGCAGTACCGCCGCGAAGCGATGACGCTCGGCGAGCGCGCCCGGGTATCGGTCGAGTCGCCAGAGCCTGGGCAGGTAGTGGTGGCCTATACGTTCGCCGCTGATGGCTTTGCCGTGCAGATCAAGGATGCCAACGGCCGCCGCACCGCCCCGGGCGAGGTCGCGGTCACCGTGCTGTCGCGCGATGGCGACGGCACACCGTCTGCCGAGCTGCTGGCCGCTGTTGCCGCGCACTTTGCGCGTGATGACGTGCGTCCCGAGACCGACCTGGTGACGGTGCGCGCTGCCGAGATCGTGCGGTACCAGATCAGCGCCACGCTGTTCATCAATGCCGGCCCTGACGCAGTAGTGACCAAGGCGACCACCGAGGCGGCGCTGGCCGAGTACGTGGCCAGCCGCCACCGGCTTGGCGGGTATATCGACCCCAGCCGCATCGATTACGTACTGCATGCCGCCGGCGCCGAGCGCCTGCAGCTGGCCGCACCGTTAGCCGCGGTTGAATGCCAGGACCACCAGGCGCCGTTCTGCGACGCCATAACGATCGAGGTAGTGACGTTATGAGCGAAAACACCGAGGGCCGCCGAAGCCTGCTGCCGTCGAACAGATCGCTGCTCGAGGGTGGGCTGGATCTGGCGCTCGGTTATCTGATCGAGCGCATTGCGCCGCCGTTTCCCGACCTGATGAACGCGCAGTCCACGCCGGCAGAGTTTTTGCCGTACCTGGCCGCCGATCGTGGCGTCAGCGAGTGGGATGCCGCTGCAACCGAATCAGAGCGCCGTGCGATCGTCGCGGCCACCTGGCCGACCCATCGCCTGGCCGGCACCCGCGAGGCGCTTATGCGCGCTTTTGAGGCGCTGGCGATCACGCCGGAGATCGTGCCCTGGTATGACCAGGTGCCACGAGGCGAGCCGTACACCTTCAAGGTCAACGGCGAGATTGAGGGCGAGTTCGACACGGTCAGAAACGCCCGCCTGTCTGCTCGATTGGAAGCGGCAAAGGCTGAGCGCGACGAGCCGGTGCTGCAGCTGTTTCGCAAGACTCGCATGCCGGTTCGAGTGGCCTGCGCCATCGTCGCCGCCGACACGGCAGACCTTATCTATCCCAAGCGCGTAGTGGTCGAGTTGATCCCGCGTGAGCGGAATATCGATCGCCTTTCGCTGCTAGTGAATCAGACACTTCCCGAGGCATTAAATGGCTGATAACGAAACTATCATCGAGCGCGAGCTGGCCATGCTTGCGACCGCCGAGGCATCAACCGAGAAGCTCCGGCAGATTGTGCATGGTGATGAAAACACCGAGGTGGTGGTCGACTCTGGCGTGCTGCCGACACTCAAAAAGTGGATGAAGGACTCGGCCGCGTTTCTGACTGACATCGTTCAAAAGGGCGACCTGCAAGGTGCGACCGACCCGCTAAAGGGCGCGGGGCTAGTCGGCCGCAGCGCCG